GTTTTTCCTACTATTTCTTCTGGTAAAAATACTAAAATGGTAATTGTTTCTACACCTCACGGTATGAATATGTATTATAAACTGTGGTCAGATTCAATAAACAAATTAAATGATTATGTACCTGTTGAGGTGCATTGGTCAGAAGTTCCAGGCCGTGATGAAAAATGGAAAGAAGAAACAATACGTAATACAAGTAAAGAACAATTTGCTAGTGAGTTTGAGTGTGAATTTTTAGGTTCAATTGACACACTCATATCTCCATCAAAAATTAAAACCACACCTTATATAAGGCCATTACAATCACAAGGTGGATTAGATATATTTGAAAGACCAGATAAAAATAAAATTTATGTTTGTACAGTTGACGTAGCAAGAGGTATTACAAAAGACTATTCTGCTTTTGTTATATTTGACGTAACACAAATGCCTTATCGTGTTGTGGCCAAATACCGTAATAATGAAATTAAACCTCTAGTTTTTCCAAATATTATAGAACAAACTTGCAAAGCTTATAATCGTGCTCACGTATTAATCGAAGTAAATGATTTAGGTGGTCAAATATCAGACGCCGTTCATTTTGATTTAGAATATGATAACGTATTAATGACTACACAAAGAGGCCGAGCTGGCCAAGTTTTAGGTACAGGTTTTAGTGGCCGTGGCAGTCAACTAGGTGTACGTATGACAAAACAAATTAAAAAGATTGGATGTTCAAATCTTAAAACAATTATAGAGTCAGATAAGTTAATTATAAATGACTTTAACATTATAGAGGAGATGTCTACCTTTTCACGTCAGCACAACTCTTGGAAGGCCGAAGAAGGATGTAATGATGACCTTATGACTTGTCTTATTATATTTGGCTGGTTATCTAATCAAACATATTTCAAAGAATTAAGTAATTCAGATGTACGTTCAAAACTATATGAAGAACAATCAAATATAATTGAACAGGATATGGCACCTTTTGGTTTTATTGATGATGGAATAACGTCTCCAGAAGAACAACCTTTCAAAGATGAATATGGAGAAACTTGGGTTCCAGTAGTAAGGAGAGGCGAAAATTAGTACAAAATCAGTGTTTTATAAATAGATACAGATGATATAAATTTGATTATGGGCGTATGAATAATACGATTAATGAATAACATATGTTAAAATTAGCTAATTAAAAAGGAGAAAACCTAATGGCATTTCAAGTATCACCAGGTGTTCTCGTACAGGAAAGAGATCTAACAAGAATCATTCCAGCTGTATCTACTTCGGTAGGTGCTTTTGCTGGCCAATTCTCTAAAGGTCCACTTGATGAAATCGTAACGGTTTCTAGTGAGCAAGAATTAGTAGATACGTTTGGTAAACCAAATTCAACTAACTTTGAAGATTGGTTTAGCGCAGCCAACTTTCTACAATACTCTAATGCTTTAAGAGTAGTACGAGCAACTAACACAGGATTATTAAACGCTACTTCTAATACAAGTGGTATTTTAATAAAAAACACACAAGATTATCAAGACAACTATTCTACAGGTCAAGGTTCAGTAGGAACTTTTGCTGCTAGAGAAGCTGGTTCTTATGGTAACAATATATTAGTATCAACTTGTCCAAGTGCAACAGCATATTCGACAGCAGCCGTAACAACTGTTAATGACACAACAGCTGTAGCAGATACTACTATAACTTTAACAGCAACAACTAATATTAATGTAGGCGACATAGTAGAATTTTCTACTTCTGCTGCTGGTTCTGATTACGACGGTTACAAATATAGAGTAACTGCTGTATCATCTCCAGACATTACTATTGTAAGAGCTGATTCAGGCCAAGGCGGTTTGCACGTAGCATTAACAAACGGTGCTAATGTAAAACGTTATTGGAGATATTACGATCAAGTAGCTGGTGCTCCAGGTACATCACCTTACGCTTCTGAAAGAAGTGGTGTTAATGACGAAATTCATATTATCGTTGTTGACGAAGATGGTGGTATTTCTGGTACTGCTGGTACAATCCTAGAAGTGTTTGACTCAGCTTCAAAAGCAGCTGATGCTAAAACACCTCAAGGTGATTCAAATTATTATGTAGATGTAATATACAATAAATCAAAATACATTTATTGGATGGACCATAATTCAAGTGGTTCAAACTGGGGCTCAAACGCTTCTGGTACTACATTTACGGCCGTTACAGTTCCAACTTTAGAATCATTATCAGGTGGTTCAGATGGTTCAACCGTAACAGTGGGTCAAAAGAAAACAGCTTATGAAAAATTCCAAGATGCTGAAACAGTAGATATTGGATTAATCATAGGTGGTACGTGTTCAGCGACTCATATTGATAATCTAATTACAATAGCAGAAAATAGAAAAGACGCTATAGCGTTTGTATCTCCAGAGAGAGCAGACGTTGTGAACGTTACTTCTTCAAACACACAAACTCTAAACGTTATTGATGCTTATTCAGGCATTCGTTCATCATCTTATGTGGTGTTCGACAGTGGATACAAATATCAATACGATAGATACAATGATGTTTATAGATACGTTCCATTAAATGGCGATATGGCTGGCCTAGCGGCTAGAACTGATCTAATTGCTGACTCTTGGTATTCACCAGCTGGTTTCAACCGTGGTAATGTAAGAGGCGCAGTTAAGTTAGCATACAATCCTAATAAGACACAAAGAGATGATCTATACAGAAGCAGAATCAATCCAGTAGTAACTTTTCCTGGACAAGGTACTGTACTGTTTGGTGATAAAACAGGATTAAGTGCTCCATCTGCTTTTGATAGAATCAATGTACGAAGATTGTTTATCACTTTAGAAAAAGCAATCTCTACAGCTTCTAAATTCCAATTGTTTGAATTTAATGACGAGTTTACTAGAGCAAACTTTAGAAATATCGTTGAGCCGTTCTTACGAGAGGTACAAGGTAGAAGAGGTATCACAGACTTTTTAGTAGTGTGTGATGAAACAAATAATACAGGCGATGTAATTGATAGAAATGAATTTGTAGCAGAAATATTCGTTAAACCTGCTAGAAGTATCAACTTTATCACATTAACATTTGTAGCAACCAGAACTGGTGTTTCTTTTGAAGAAATCGCTGGGTAATTTTAGAATAGGAGAATAAAAAATGGCTAACATTACAGACTTCAAAGCTAAACTTGCTGGCGGTGGCGCTCGTGCCAATCAGTTTAAGGTTACTATGCCTTTTCCTGGTTACGCTCAAGTAGGCGGAGAAATAGAAGAACTAGCATTCCTTTGCAAAGCTACTACAATTCCTGCTATGACATTAGGTACGGTCGATATTAAATTTAGAGGCCGATCTATTAAAATAGCTGGAGATAGAACTTTTGCTGATTGGAGTGTTACAGTTATAAATGACACTAACTTCAAAGTTAGAAATGCTTTTGAAAGATGGCAAAATGGTATTAACAATATGTCAGATAACGAAGGATTAACAAATCCTGCTGATTATCAAGTTGACGCTTTCGTAGATCAACTAGACAGAAATGGTAATACTGTTAAGTCTTATACTTTAAGAAGCTTATTTCCAACAACAGTTGGTGAAATTGCTCTAAGTTATGATACAGTAGATGCTATTGAAGAATTTTCAGTAACATTTGCTTATCAGTTTTTTGAAACAAATACTACTACTTAATATCTCTTATAAGTATTAGGTAGGAATTGAGGATATAAATTATGGCAGACTTGTTTGGGTTTTCGATAACCCGTAAGAAAAAAGAGCAAGATCCAAAACAGAGCTTTAGTATTCCGGTAGCGGATGACGGTGCAACAACCGTCTCCGCTGTTGGAGGATACTTTGGCCAATATTTGGATTTAGAAGGTACAGCTAAAAACGAAGCTGACTTAGTAAGACGATATAGAGAAGTTTCATTACATCCAGAGTGCGATACGGCAGTTGACGATATAGTCAACGAGGCCATTGTTGTAAATGAAAATAGAGATTCAGTAAGACCAGATTTAAGTAATCTTCCATTTGGAAAAGAAGTCAGAAGAAAAATAGAAGATGAATTTAAGAACATATTACGTTTGATGAATTTCAATACAAAAGGCCACGACATCTTTAGAAGATGGTACGTAGATGGCCGTATGTATTATCAAAAAGTTATTGATAGAGAAAATCCTAGATCAGGTATTGTAGAATTAAAATACATTGATCCTAGAAAAATTAAAAAAGTAAGAGAAGTAAGAAAACAAAGACAACAAACTAATTTAGAAATAACAAGCGAATACGAAGAATATTTTATTTTTAATGAAAGAGGTGTGTCAGGTGCTACTTCTGGTTCTGGTGTAAGAATTGCTCCAGATACTATCGCTTATGCTTCATCAGGTTTAATAGATCAAAACAGAAATTTAGTTTTATCTTATTTACATAAAGCAATCAAATCAGTAAATCAATTACGTATGATCGAAGATGCTATGGTCATCTATCGTATTGCTCGAGCTCCTGAAAGAAGAATATTTTACATAGATGTAGGTAATCTTCCAAAAATAAAAGCAGAACAATATTTAAGAGACGTAATGGCAAGATATAGAAATAAACTTGTCTATGACGCTAACACTGGTGAGATACGAGATGATCGTAACTATATGAATATGTTAGAAGATTATTGGTTACCACGTAGAGAAGGTGGCCGAGGAACTGAAATCACTACATTACCAGGTGGCCAAAATTTAGGAGAAATTGCTGATATAGAATATTTCCAAAAGAAACTATATCGTTCTCTTAACGTGCCAATTAGTAGATTAGAAGCTTCTACAGGATTTAATATTGGTAGAGCTGCTGAAATCAGTAGAGATGAATTAAAATTCACAAAATTTGTAGGTAGATTAAGAAAGAAATTTACTGAATTATTTGATGATATTTTAAGAACACAATTAATATTAAAAGGTATTATTGCTGAAGAAGATTGGCCAACAATACAAGGAAATATTAGTTATGACTTTTTACAAGATGGTCATTTTTCAGAACTAAAAGAAAGCGAAATGTTAAAAGATCGTATCGCTTTAGCTGATAGTATGAAAGACTATGTTGGAAGATATTTTTCTCACAAATACATTCGTAAGAATATATTGAAACAAAGTGATAGAGATATTGAAGAAATAGATAATGAAATACTAGAAGAAGGTTCAGATACAGAAGTGGTTGATAATCAACCTACTGAAAAACCAACTCTTTAGTATAAATATAAAAGGAGAAAAAAATGAGTGAAAACGTTAAAAACTTTATAGACAAATTATCATTAGGACAAGCAGCTGAAGCTGGTGAAGCTTTCAAGGATGCTTTAAGAGACAAAGTAGGTGACGCTTTAGAAACAAGAAGAAAAGAATTAGCAAGTGTTTTGTTTCAAGGTAAATTTGAAGCAGACCCTATCAGTGATCCGAAACCAGTGATTGCTGAACCATCTGCTAAAACTGAACCGGTGGCTAATGAAAAACAAGGTCAGTAGTTTAGTAAAAGAAAATAGAATTTTTGATTCTAAGTCTTATAATGGATTAAGTCCTCATATGAAAGAGGCTGTGAAAAATATATTTAAGACTATAGATGAAGAACAAAAAGATATTATAAAAAGTTTTGAAGGAGCTGTAGAAAAAGTATCTACATCTTTTAATATTAAACAAGAAGATTTATATAACTATTTTGAAAAAGAAGTAAACGAACAATTAGGAATAAAATAAATGGCAACGCTTATCGTAAAAGGAACAGTTATCACAAGTCCATATTTGGATAATATTGGTAGAGCTCAATTTGTTAATTGTGTAGCAACTAGTGGAGCACAAACAGTTGAAGTACGTTCCGAAGATAGTACAGTTTTAGGAGAAATATATCTACACGCAGCTGGTGATTCAGTTATTATAGAAAAAGCTCCAAGTGATGTTATCACATTGGCATCTGGAAAAGCAAGTGCTGTAGGTTCTCCAAGAAGTTAATTATGACTATATCAACTACGAAATTAGTAGATGATAATTTTAAGGTCATTGTAAAAGCTAGTGGAGTAGGTGGAGAAACTGAACAGATTTTAGTCAATGCTTTAGAATTAAATAATGCTTCAAGTGAACCAAACATTTCTATAGCAAATGTTTATTATGAAATAGAAAACGGTGGAAATATTACTTTATTATTTAATGAAACTGAAGAAGCTCTTGTGATAAATGGACGTGGTAACTATGGCTTAAAACCTGGTGAACCAAAAGTGAAAGCGAC